ACAGATCACCGTTGTGGGATCGATAGTTAAAAAATTTAAACCTATGTATTTGCTAGCATAGGGATAATGACAAAATTGTTGTTCATGTAATTGATCACCACGAATCCAGATTTTATCCCAGGATTTAAGAGGTTCAGGAACATTAGATTCATTGATGCGATCAGCATTCAATACTACCAGACCTTCTCTTACTGGACTAATGGTGCTGTCAATATGCACCCCGTTATAGATATTTTCTAGAATATGAACTTTATAATCATCTCCTAGAATATTCTGTAACCATTGTGCTCCGGCGCGATTGCCACTGTCACTGACTAGATACAAAAGATCCTTGCCCAATCTACAGATATTTGCAGCATCAAAAGTAACAGAAGAATCTACACAACTGATTACAGAGTTGGTTAGATAATCTTCGATCGCTTTTATTTCTTTTTTTCTTGTGGGATATAACATAGGAGCATCTACAGCTTTATCTCCTACGATTAGCACTCTATCTCTAGGGCAATAATTATACATGCCATCGAATGATTCAAAATCTAAATCTCTGGGACGATGTACTTTAACACCTAGTGATTCTAACGTTTTAGATAAAACGTCTAGATCTTCGTTAGCTTCCTTTACGATCCATGATTCAACTGAACCAGCCGGAACCGGAGACATGGTCCATTTAGTAGTTTTTTCTAGATTTCTGAATGCAGGGCAATCTTTAGGCCAGTGAGCGTTAGTAGCTGACCCAACGATCACTTCTTTGAGTGAATCCCATTCGTTATGACTATTCAACAATTTTAATCCTTCTGCAGTCTGGATATTCTGCATACACAGGATTGAAAAGACCCTTTTCTTTGTATCTGTGTAATTTTTCCAAAGCTGAAATACACTCTTCTGGATTTAGTTTATAGTGATATCCTATTTTAAACTCTGATTGTTCACTCCAGGGAGAAATATTCAAATCTCTGCCATCATATCTCATTCGAATAATAGTATCATAGGCTGTTTTATCATCTAATAAAATAGCACCACCTCTACCGTTATCCAATGGTTTAGAATAGCCAAAACTCAAACACTGCATCTGCCCTGATCGATACATGTTTGGTTCTAATCTGCGAGCACTATCCCAGATCCGTGTGTTTTCAAAAGGATATTCTCCGACCCATCTATTGTTTGTCATTCTATAATTTATTCCTAATTTGTGCATGGTCATAGGAATACTAAGATATGTAAAAGCAGTGAACTCGCAGTATTTTATTTTTTCGTATCGTAAACATAATTCTATAGCATGGGTACAGCAGTCTGTGCTAATGGCATATGGTGCACCAACAAAGTCTGCTAAAGATTTTTCGAATTCTAATATTTTATCAAACATCGGTGTACGTAATCTGTAGAGTATATCTAGGTTCTAATCCTAGATTAGCAGCCATGTGTTCCGCATTATATTGCCATAATACATATTCTCCAGCCTTCCAATCAGTGATAGGAGTGCGTTCTATTTCAAAAATGTGTCCAGGCTGCCAATCTTCAAGAAAGATTACAGCTCTATGGATTTTAGAAGTATCTTGGATATTAAATAATTTTATATATCTATTATAGGTATCTCGATGTTGAGGAAGTATATTGCAGGTATTCATCTTATAAAAACTTAAACCAATATTAGTTCCTTCAAAGACATTTAAAAATTTTTCAGTCCATGCTGGCATAGGATTTCTCATGTCATACATTTCACCAGTGAAATGTTCTTGAGAATAACCCTGTGATCTCCATAGTATTAGGTCTTCTTGACAGTTAAACGATTCCCTGACATAATTGAGATAACGATGTTGATATTCCCAGAAGGGTGTAATCAAACCTTGTTTGAACAATGAACTACTCCAATAAATATGCTACTATTATTTATTTAGGAACAGATATGAAGATTGGATTCATCGGTGTCGGAAAATTGGGTATGCCTTGTGCAGAAGCTATCGCACAAAAGGGACACAGTGTAACCGGATATGATATTGCAGAAAAATACAGCAATCACATTGATATAGTAGACAGCATAGAAGCCTGTGTATATAACAAGGATATTGTTTTTATCGCAGTGCCAACTCCTCATGATCCAGCCTACGATGGAAGAGCACCAACTGCCCATCTTGCTCCTAGAGATTTTGACTACAGCACAGTGATAAATTGTATTGCTGAAGCGAATCGATATATGAACAAACAGCAGCTATTGGTTCTCATATCTACAGTATTACCAGGAACCACTAGAAAAGAATTTGTACCCTTGATATCTAATACTAGATTTGTTTACAATCCATATCTTATCGCTATGGGATCTGTGGCCTGGGATATGGTAAACCCAGAGATGGTTATGATCGGAACAGAGAATGGCTCGGAAACAGGTGATGCTAAACAACTGGTAGATTTTTATAAAACTGTAATGGAAAATAGTCCGAGATATGAGATTGGTACCTGGGACGAGTGCGAGTGTATCAAGGTTTTTTATAATACCTTTATCAGTGCTAAGATCGGATTGGTTAATATGATACAAGATGTCGCTGTACGGCAAGGTAACATTGATGTCGACGTAGTTACTAATGCATTGGCTCAATCTACTATGCGTATTATGGGTCCACAGTACATGAAAGCTGGTATGGGCGATGGCGGTGCTTGCCATCCTAGAGACAATATCGCATTGCGATATATGGCTGAAAAATTAAATCTAGGTTATGATCTTTTTGATTCAATCATGCATGCTCGTGAAATCCAAGCAGAAAATTTAGCGAAAGAATTAGTCAAACATGCTAGTGATAATAACATGGGAATTTTTATTCACGGTAAAGCATATAAACCAGGAGTCGAATACTGTGATGGTAGTTATAGTCTGTTGGTTGGGCATTATTGCACACAGATGGGATTTACGCCTACATATATTGATCCGTTAACCGGAGATGATGTAAACGGATGTTATGGTGTTGTGTTATTAGCACACAATAGAAAGATTACCTATGAATATCGTGGTTTCGATGAAACACAGAATCTATATTGCAAAATAGAAAAAGGGTCAATTGTTGTTGACCCTTGGAGAACTTTTAAATCAGAAGATGTTACAGTAATTTATTATGGTAATACTAGAAAATAGTTTTAGTCGAATCGCCTATATCTTTTTTCAATCTTTCGATATCAACTTTAAAGTCTAATTTTTTAATTTCATCTTTGTATTCCTGAAGCGTTTCTAGCAGCTTTGCTGCAATTTCATCAGCATCTAGAGATTTCATTTGTTCTTTGATATCGATCTGCCATACTCTGCCGTTGACAAATTCAAGATGTACCATCTCAAGATATGCCACCGGCATGGTATTCATATATAGATCTTCAAAAACCTCTGGCCACTCTTTAACTAAATGCCTTGGCGGCTTGAACAGGGGATTAGGCATCAGCAGATTCTTTTACCTTTGCAGTTTTCTTTTGCGGAGGATCTAGTTCATCTGCTTCCTTTCTTAATCTTGCTGCTTCTTTGTACATAGCATCTGCTTGACTGCGATATGATTTAGCGATATCTTTATCAGATAACGCTGTATTGTCATTGGCCTTTAATGGTGCTGACTTTTCTAAATCTTTAACTTCTGCAACAGTTGTCGGAGCCTCGTCGTCTTTTTTGTAACCTTTAACAAAAGTGCATAACTCATCAATGGTACAATTTTTTTGTTCTGCGATAAGAACATTTAAATCACTTAATTGAATTTCGTTCTGAGTAGTTGGTGTCATAATAACACTGTCTGTTGGAACTTTTTGTAATCGGCCATCAACTTGCATGGCTTGTAACATTGGTCTGCCATCCGGAAAATATTTCACAAACATAAGTTCACCGAATTCATAAGATTCTTGAGCCATGTCAGTTTCTACTAATTCCATTAACGGATTATGATACACATCTGGCAAAGTCGCTGTAGGTAATACCAACGCTGTGTTTGATTCGCCCGGTAGAGTTCTAAAAACTACAAGAACTTTGGCTCCTGTGTTTTTAATTTTACCTACGTGTTTTAATGACTTCATATTAAGACTCCTTTTTAGCCACAGACTCTAAGAATGTGTTTAACTTATTAAAAGTTTTACCCACTGCTTCTAGTTCTGCTGCTTTGAACGCTCCTCTTTGTGATGCTACTTCAACGATACTTTTTAATGCGACCAAATCACTGATGTTTAAATCAGCTGGTGGTGCGGCAGGTGCTGCTTCTGGAGCAGGCGCTGCTGTTTCGGCTGTTTGATTTTGAACTTCTTCTGTCATTTAGTTTCTCCTTAAATATGGACAGGCTAACATAAAATATGTTAGTTCTTTTTGGTTTTCGAATGCTACAAATGTGCTGCTTTTGCATCTTCCATCTTGATCTATATTAGGCGATCGAACAATACAATATCTACCTTTTAATTTTGTTCCAATCCAATCCTCAAACTCTCCTGTTAAAAAATCAACATCAGCGAGTTTAAACCGTGAAAAATGAGGAGGTAGAGTCTTCAGTTTTCTTTGTTTTAATACGTCAATAGGATTAAGGTCGAACATAGTGCGAATATTTATAAACGGTGATTATTCTTCGACGGATTCTTGGCTAAATTTACGAGCTAGAGCTTTGTTGTAACCCATTTTCTTAATATCGCCAGAAAATAGATAAAGTTGGAATGCAGCTTTTTCTTTTAACACAGTTATAGACTTTTTAGTAATGTAGTACGGACCATCGATATTGCTGTCTAACCACAGCAGAATCTGTGCTGTGATAGCAAAATCTTTAGGAAATTCTACTCGGTATGTTTTTATTTTAGCTTCTTGTTCTATGAATTGCAAGGCAGGTTCTGTCAATCTTAGCCCACCGGTGTCTTTGTCGCGAACATTCCACCACCATGTACTGCGAAATTGTTTTAGGGTATTCTGGTCAGCTTGTTGATCAGCTGCTTGGAGGAATACCTTAGTATAGGTATCCTTGAGGTCCATCTATTCTACCTTCTCACCTTGGGTGAGCTTAAACACTTCAAAGTCTTTGGTCTTAAATAGTCTGTTGAGTTTTTTTGCGAGATTGATAGCATGACCTGGATTTGAAAACGATACTTTTTTATATTTAGGTCCAGGATAGCTAGCAACCAAACTACCACTCTTTAGATTAAAGGGCTGTCCTTTGTAGAATACTGCCCAAATGGCCTCACTGTCAAGGATCTGTTCGATCTTGAAGTTTTCTTTGTTAGCATATTCTAACAGTATTCGGGGTTTTGGTCTACTCATTATATACGTGTTTCCTAATTAACCACGTATATATTTATGCCTTTTAGAAGCCTCCGCCGTCAAACTTAACGTCGATTTTGGTAGTAGATTCGCGTATCTGCGCCAGCATTTCATGTATTTCCTGCACTGTACGGCCTAATTTGCTGGTCATAACAGCTAATTCAGCAGTTAGGTCTCTGGCTTCTTGTATAGAGATACGAATATCCTTTTGTTGACTCTTTTCAGCAGCAGTTACTCGTTGGATCAACCGTTCAACTGTAGGAAGATTAGTGGGAAGATTATTTTGAGACATTTGATAATACCTGTTTCATTTCTAATTCTGTTTTGAAAGGTCCTTTATATTCATATCTTTGTAGAGTAATCAACTTAGGACAGAATGACTTAACCCAGCCTTTTTCAAAACGTATGACGTAGTAACCTGCGCAGTAAAGACTCTTCGAGTCACCGCTCTTAGTAAACAATGGTAATTTGCGCTGAATGTCAAACATGGCATTATGTGGAGCCACACTAGTAGCATAGCCGTGAACTTCATTAGGTTGTGCATCGTGTGCTTCTTTTACAATCTTAGCTACAAAGAAATCTTTGCCGAATTGTTTGGTTAGGCTTTCTTTGGTATCATAGATTTTGATGCCTTCCTCATTGCTGAGAACAAATCTATTATCTTCGTTCTTTCTCAGGGTGGCAAATTTCTCACCATCTTTTTCTACGATCCAAAATTTATTTTCTATGATCGGTTTTGCGTGTAAGTCTGTCATAATGTGTACCTCGCGTTTAACGGTTCTGCATAACTCTGTGCTTGATCTGCTATCTTTTTAAGATCATATAGGTTACAGAATTTAATTAATCTAATTCCCACCTGACTGATATTTTTATCAGCCTGTGTGGCTGTGTTTATAGTTTCTTTAATGATTTGTTTGATATTGTCTGGCTGATGACTTAGATCAATCAGTCGACGATTGCGTTCATAATCTTCTAGAACTCTGTGTTCTACGCCGTTGTGATCAGACCATCTCTGTAGCATGAGATTGTTCCAGTTATATCCTTTGCTTTTACGATCTTCAAACGCTTCAGTAAGACCCACCTTTTTGCTTGTGCCTTTGGTACGTACACCCGGGTATGCTGAAAACACATTGTCTGATGTGTCACCACGCATACATTTTTCAAACAATTGCCATTCTGGATTAGGTGCTGCTTTAGCTTCTCCGGTCTTTTTATCAATTATAGGTTTACCTTTGTCGTCGAAATAACCTTCGTGTGTTATTGTAGTTTCCATAACACCGTTATATTGTCTAACGTTTGGCGCAATTAATTGTGCAAAATCTGTATCAGTTGAAATAATCACATGATTGTCTTGCGGATGGCTCTGTATCCAACCTGCAATTAGATCGTCTGCTTCTAGTTGCGGATTTTGCAGTACAGTACAATTGGTCTTTTCTGTGACGAATTCTTTAAAAGTATCAAAGGCTTCCCAAAATACACGTTCTTCATCTGCTTCTCGTTCTGTGTGTGCTGCACGAGCTTCTGCACGCTGTGCCTTATACGGAGCATAGAAGTCTTTGCGCCACGAACGACCTTCTAGGCAAAATATAACATGGGTACCGTTAAACTGTTGCCATGCTTTGCGAATGCTGTTTAACGTGATATGAAAGGCCATGCCTAATTTAATATCAGCATCGCCGTTGATTACGTGCCTAGCACGAAAGAATGTGTTAGCAGTATCTACTAGAATATATGTCATTGATTCTTTCTTTTAACTTCGTTAATGTCAATTACACCTGTATTGATTGGACCACCATAATCACCATCTACCACAACATTGGCACAGAGTTCACGGAACCAACGATCGACGATTTCTTCATCTTTGTCTCCATCCGCACCATAACCCTCTTGTCTTAATTTTAACACAAAATATTCATTCCAGTCAAGTTCAAAAAAACCATTGCGAACATTATCTTTGTTGACATGAGTATTAAGTACACCTACCCAAGGTTCTTTTTTACGAGTAGCACGATCTTTTTCATTCAATTTACTAAGTTCTGATGTTTCTTGAGCTCGTACTGTTTCGGCTACTGCTTTGTCTCTAGCTTCTTGTAACGCTTCTTTTTCTTGTTTAAGTTTTTCAATACCAAATACTTTTTCAATAAATTTTTTCATTATGTTCCCCACGCATTTTTAAATAACGGTACCTGCAATCTATCACTGTAACGTAGGCCCAT